CCCGGAGCTCAGACTGGGTACCCGGGATAATGCTTAATCTATAACGTCATCCATAATTGAGCCGTTTGTGAACGATCAATAGAAAATGTTTCACCGAACAACTGGATTCTCCAGCTTTTCTTGTTGTCGTTAAACTGCTCAATATCTGAGATAGTGACGGTGAGTGGTAACACCTCTTTATAGATGCTTGCTATATATCTCACTACTAATTTATAGAGTGGATGGCCTACACAATTATCCAGAATTTGCCAGATGCGAATTAAGGTTTGAGCTTTTGACTCATCAACCATTTCTTCTGGATATAGAATAGAGTTTATAGCAAGGGTTATTGGATATACAGACTTCCTTATCTGCTTTTGCGATATTGAACTATCAACATACTTAGGCGCCTTTATAGCGTGGCGTCGCTTGCAGAAGTAACCAGATACCGTGGAGATGCGTTGCTTGAGTGGTTCCGCCTTTATGTGGTATGTATTCCATACCCATAAAGCAAAATCATCAGGCAAGTCTTCCATCTGTACATCAGTTAATAGTAACTTCGTGAAAACTAATAGAACGTCATCACCAAGGATAACGATCTTAAAGTCACGAGCGTATTCCGCGTGAGGGAACTTAAGCGTAATCCATGCAATCATTATAAACAAATTTAACAGGGTTTCTATAAAGTTGGTTATGTAAACACCTGAAAATAAGTTATGTTTAGCCACTACTACTCCGTCAGGGGTTACTAGTGGCAAATGAAAGTATTCATACGCTACATGTGACATATCGTTATACTCATCCGTTGAGATAATATTCCATTCTTTTAAATGGGACAAAACGTATTGAGCATGTTCGTATGTCACCCATGTGTCCATGGCCTCATAATCAGATTCAAAGAATACTACTCCTTCTGGATGCGAGTCAATGAAAGTGGATATGGTATACTCTATATACCTATCTCCTCTCCAATTTGCCCACTCCACATTCTTATAATCTTCAATTAAAGGCCCGTAAGCTGCGACGGCACGGTAGTAATTCGCAAATGAGTCCATAAATATATTACGGACCTTTTGCCGCTGGTACCGCGATCCGAGAACAGCTGGATCGAACCCTTTGAACTTATAAGCTTGAGAAATAGCTTCTTTTCTGATCGATGGGAGTCTACGGTCACCCCATCCTGTCATACCACTATTTGAACGCTTATCACCTTTATATCTCATGTAAAGTTCGCGGGGGGAGAATCGTTTAAATTCTCCCTTACGATAAAGCAAGCGTTGCAGCATTATCGAAGCTCTATACGATAGAGCTGGATAATCTGTTGGTAAACCAGTATTTTCGTAATATCTGACGACTCCGTTCATGATTTGATCCTTAGAGGGATTCCCTCCTTGAGGTCCAAACCACTTAGTTAGAGCTTTTATCTCAAAATCATAAAGATCACCTGGGAGATTAGATGTTCTAAGTACCTTCTCCCACCAAGCAATTACTTTAGCTTTTTGAGCATCAGATATACGATAGTCACCTGTGTTTATACTTTGAGTAGATGAGTACTTACTAAGATGTGTACGAATAGCGTCAATAGGAGCTATGCTCTTACGTTCGCTTCCCCACACATACAAGTAATCATCAATTGAGTAGATTTCAAGCGGGGTGACTACGTTACTAAAGTATTTACCTCGATTCGTCATAGACTTCTATGATGCCGTACTTAAAGCCGAGCATTATTATTCTTGCATACGAGTAGACCGTAGCCTCTCTAAACAAGTCCAATAAGGAAATATCACTCAAGTCACGATTTGATCGTGATGCTCGAGCGACGTCATGCACCATATCTGATAAGATGTTGCATAGATCTCTCATGAATGGTACAATGAGCATCCCATGGTAAGTATCCGATCTACCAAGTGCTTCAATGTCTGTGTCTCCAGGAATCAAAGTATGTGAGTTATCCATTATAGCGTTATATACATTGTTCATAAACCGGATTAAGTTCTTATCCCAACCAGTGAGAACATGTAATAACCATGGATCCCTATCATCTTTGATTAAGTTATACAACTCTTTAGTATTGAATTGCGAGGATATAAGCCACGAATAAATGGCTTCCAACGCTGTTGAATTGATTCCTTCTAGAATCTCTTCAATCGTGCTCAATACTTGAGCTGTATGGC